AGAGATACCTTGCCAAAAGTGTAAATTAATAGAGGTATACGAACTATATCCTACTCATTATGTACACGTTAAAAGTTATAAAAAAAAATAAGTATTTACATATTATTAAAAGTATGCTATTATTAAGATAATAGTTGAAAAGTGCAATAAGTGTGTCGCAAACACGAGAAAGCATATAGTCTAGTCAATACGACTGGATTGTATGCTTTTTTTGTTAGACACATTAAAGATAGGAGGTGGAATATGGAACTATTAAAAGGGCTTGTCGAGGGTATTAGTAAACTTACTAATTCGATTATCACTAAGATAACAAAATCGGATAAATGGAAATTATACCTATATTATCAAGGTCAATGTATTAAAAGATTATACGTTGATGATGACTTTCAACCTATGGAACATTTTTATGTAGTAAAAGTACGAGGAATGAAACATCTACTAGGAACAAATAGGAAAGTACAAATCATTGTAAGATACTTTAAATACAAACTCACAGATAATGACAAGAAAGAGGTCCATATCGAAACTATCAACTTTGAGGGGAGTGATTTAACTGTATGATAAAGAATGCTAGAATCAAACCCGCTTTCGATGTATTACAGGCACCTTATATCAGAGTTGACGCGTCCGTTAGAATAAACGGGGCGACTAATGGTAAGCCAAATATTAAACCTGGTAGTGAGTATTGCATTGCTCCTAGTGGTAAAAAAATTGCTACTTATATTGTTAACCAAATATTCGGTAGTGATTTAGTAACACAGACTGAGGGGCTTAATATTAATTGGCTTATGCCAACATTAAAAGAGGCTTTAGAACTAGGAATATATCAAAGTGAAAGTTTTGTATATATACATAAGTTTGACGATAAGATATACCTAGAATGCTTAAAAATAACCGATATACACGGTTTAGTACAAAAGTTTGATAAGTTTATCAGAGGTACAGTAGTACAAGAGATAGACGGTAGCCACGATATGGATTATGTTTTAGAAAGACATATCGAAATCGAGGGCGGTAACTCATATATCACGTTTAAGGCGTTTGAAAAGTCTAAACAGACAGGTAAAATGGCTAATATACCTATTGAGGTATTTAATCATAGGACAGGTAGCGAATACCTAGGGTATTATGTATTACCTTATGAAGTCATAGTCAATATTGATTTAGGACAAGAGTTCTTCGCAGATAGTAAGCAATTCCTAGTAGAAGAAATGAAGATTGTTAATACTATGGCAGACGAAATCGAGAAAACTCGCACTAGGATAGTTACAACTCAACACTACCAAAGCGGAGATATAGTTAGTAACTGGGTGCCAGGAGATTCGCATTATAAAGTTAATACTTTAACAGTAGGTAAATTGCAAGACTTCTTTACATTGCTACCAGGAGACAAAGAACATCAACTCTTCGAGTTCCTACAAGGCGATATAAGAACAGACAACTACATATCTACATTTAAGTTTTATGACTATCAATGTATACAACTGGCAGGTCTTAGCCCCGCGTCATTCGGGTACGAAAAAGACGCTTATATGAATACCGACAATGTTAATCTTAGCAAGAATGCTAGTGATATGACTGTAGAGGCTATTAAGACACAAATAGAGCCACAAATAAACAAGTTAATAGAAAACATTGTCAAGGCTCAGAAATCGCAAAATATCGTAGTTAATGCTTTGCCTACCGAGTTATCTTGGGACTATGGTGTTAATGAAAAGTTTGACGATATGAAAAAACTACAAGTCCTTAACAGAATCCAAAGTGTAGGCAAAGTTCCTTACAGTATTAAGGCTAAAATCATTGTACCAATCTTAAAGAAACTTATTGACGAGGACTTTGTTAATAAGAATCAAAAGGATATAGACGACATTGTCGGGGAGTACTTGAAAGAGAGCGACGACATAACAGTTAAGTTCGGAGAGGTGTAGTATGAAAGACCCATTTAGTTTATTTATAGAAGATAGTGTATTGTATGCGAGTAATCAGTATTATAGGTTGATATTCAATACTAAGTCATTATTTTTCGATTATTTAAACAATGGTAAAAGCCTAGAAGAGTTTGAGAGAGAAAGTTCTAAACTATGGGACAACGTAGACCATAGTTATATGAAAAAACAAATTGAAGAACTCGAGGAACTAATTAAAGTGAGAGACTTAGACGGTAGAAAGATAATAAACCCTAACGCAGAGTACACACAGTTTTACGAGTTAGTAAGTGAAGATAGATTTATAGAAGTTGAAAAATTATATAAAAAGACTATTGATAATTACTACAAAGGCAGGTTAAAAACAGTTAGCAAAGAATATGTCAACAAAGAGGCTTATCTTAGTAAAATTGTAGAAAAGTATGATAGCATACAAGCGATAATACCTTACTTTAACAAGGACGGTAGCGTTAGAAGTTATCACAATATCGCAAGTTATAACTCAATGCTTTACAATGTTAATATGAATCGTGCAGGTTGGAATAGAACTCTATACGATAGTGAACTGTTAGAAAGAGATTTATTATATTTACCTGCACACCCTTACGCTTGTCCTTTATGTGCCGAGTGGCAGGGAAAAATATACAGTAGTAGTGGAAAGTCCACGAAATACCCTCCTAAAGACGTTGCAGTAGACGGAGGAGTAGGACACCCTAACTGTAAACATCAATGGCTTATTTACTGGGGAGAACATCAACTCCAAGATAATAAGTATAATAGCGACGAATGGGAACAAAAATATCAGAATAAACAAAAGATACAATCGTTGCAATTAGAACGTACAAAATTGAAAAATGATAGAACTATTTTCGAAAACCTAGGAAATTATGAGGAGGTAGATAAAATCAATCAACAAGTACGTAGAATCAACTCGAGTATTCGAGAATTAACTTAGTTACTGGGTTAGTGAGTGGCACACCCTCCAAAAGGCACTACTTAAAATAATGTCGCGACACATTATGCACTTTACTTTTTTAGAAAGAAGAGGTAAAGAAAAATGAATATTGATTTAACTAAGTATTTAAAAAATAAAGACGTTAAGTTAAAGAATGAAGACTTTGACTTAGACGCAATGTCAAAGGACCTATACAATGGCTATACTAGAAACGAGGATATTAAGCCTCCTACTGATATGGTAAGTAAAGCGGACTATGACAAGTTACAAAGTGATTATACCGCTCTTGAGAGCAACTATAACACTACTGTTAAGACTTTAAGCGATACCAATAGCAAAATGGCTAGAGTATCGCTAGAAAGTAAACTTGTTAGAAAAGGGTTTAAAGAAGACCAATTCGACGAGATTGTTAAACTACGTAATAGTTTATATGCCGACGAAAAGGACGACCAAAAAGCTGTAGATAGTATCGCAGAGAAGTTTAAGAATACTTACTTTGCAGATTCTAAAAGTTCTAACAATGGTACTCCTTATACTCCCGCTCCTAATGAGGGTGGTATTCAGAATAAGGGTACAAGTGGAAAAGAGGGACACGATATTAAAATTACTCGTAAAACTTCAATCCGCGACTTAAATGTACCTCCAGTACAAAAATAATAAAAAGAAAGGAATGATATTATATGAATTTTACTGGAATCAATTTAGATTTACAAGGTGTAATGCGTAGAACATACGAAAACCTATTGTATCAATCTAGTTTTATGAACTTCTTAAACCGTAGTTTTATGGAAGTTGCGAGAAACACAGGAACTCCAATGATAGAAGTTATAAAACAAACAGATACTCCTCTTAACGTACGTCAAGGGGCAGAAATCTCGAACGCTATTACCTCTACACTTGCAACTTACGATAGCGTAAAAGTAGACCTTACTCAATTACCAATGGACTACTCATTCAGAATCAGTCCACTAATGATAGGGTCAAATATTGAGAATGCTTTAGAGGGGCAAATCAATTTAAAAGATAGTCAAATCGCGTTTGAAATCGACCGTTTCGGTTATGGAAAATTTAACGAGGCTATCACAGGTCCAACAGACGGGTCTATGGCTTATACAGACGGTCAAGTTTATGTATGGAACCCAGCAGACGGAGAGGCTACTATTAACTTAATTAATACTCTTAAGGCTTTACTATTCAATAGAAAAGTATACGGAGATTATTTACTAGGTTTAGACGCTATTACGTATGCTAATTACGTTACCGCTTTAACATCAATCTTAAAGTTTGAAACTAGAGCAGGTATCGAGGGCGTAGACCAAGGACAAGTAGGAGAGGCTTACGGAGTAAGTGCATTCCAAATTAACTCTAACGCTTTAAAGACAAGAACAGGAGAATCTACTAACTGTGTAGGTTACTTCGCTAACGAAATTGGAGCGGTAGGAGATATGTTCTTCTCAAGTATGGCACAATACTTAGGTAACTATCCAGGTTTACCAGGATACTACGTATTAGAGGGTAACATTTTATTCGGTGCCGAAGTTGTAAGAAGTGAGGCTATTATTAAGTTAGTAACTACTATTGCAACAGTAAACGCAGGAAGTTTCGACGCAGGTACTGTAAGTACGGATTATACTCAAACAACACCATTTAGTGGTACTAACGTTGCTAAGTTTGTGGCTATTGGTTTACCTACTGGATTATCGCTAAACGAAACTAGCGGAGCAGTAACAGGAACTCCAACAGTTGCAGGGTCTTACCCAGTTTCAATCTTTGGTGTTGACGCTAACGGTAACTACTCTAATGCTTATACAGGTACAATCGTTATAGCCTAATTGAAATGAGGTGGGAATATGCAATTTTTCACAGAAAGCGAATTTAAGAGTAAATATTCAGAGTTCGCAACTGTAACTATACCAACATGGCAAATAGAGGCAGTTTGTGAGATGATATTCTCGCAAGTGGGCTTACGATATAGGGACGCTAGTTGGAATGATATTAGCGTCCCTTTACCCGTTAAAAAAGCCTCTATGGAACAATTAAGATTTATGTTAGAAACAGATATACCGTTTATTGATACTAAAGATAGGATAAGAGCAGGTAGTATGGACGCAGACCTTAATACTGATTATTCAACGTTAGCGTTGAGAATGTTAGCCAATGCAGGTCTATTGTACCGTGGTAGCCGTATGAGTGATAATATGGCACTCTCTTTGCCTTTCGGTAACTAGATTATGTTTCTAGTGAGAGGACAAAAAGCAATCTTAAGACAATATAACCGTACAGAAAATAACGCCGTATTCGACGACCAAGACTATAACGAGATAACTATTAAATGTTGTCCTTACGATATAGCCCAAGGTATTAGATTCGGTATATATACTGTACCCGAGGCAACGGGTTACTACCAAGTACCTCGATTCGTTGATGTTAAACAAGGCGACCAAATAATATTTATTGGTAATTACCAAAATGAAAATGAACCTACTTTCGACGAGCAAGTTCATACAATATTAGAGGTCCAAGATAACTGGCTATTCAATCGCGTAGAAAATAAAATACTAGCGGTAAAATAATATGAATATAAGTGTTGCTACTTCGGTAAAGTGGTACCCTGGAAAAAAACAACAAATAGAGCAAGTATCTAATAAGATAATGTATGAAGTTGCCAGGGAAACACTAGACGTATCATTTACTCATATCCCGTTATCTACGAATAAAAACGCAGGTAAACTAAGACAATCCTCTACAAGCGGTGGTGTAAAAGGTGGAGACGGAAACTATTATATAGGGTCATATACTGATTATGCTAAGTTTGTATGGGCTATGGGTAGCGGTACAAACTGGTCCACTAGTGGGACGTTTGGCAAATGGTACGAGGAAGTATGGAAAAAACAAGGTAAAAGTATTTTATCTTCCGCTATCGAAAGGAATAAGTTAAAATGACACAAAAAGATATAGAGAGAAAACAATTAGTTTTAATCAGTTATCTTCAAGAGTTAGTAAATGACTTTTCAGATAATGCGTGGAAAGTGAAAGCCGAGTATTCGACTAATGACAATGATAAAAGAGTTATAACTGTACAAGAAAGTACAGGTCAAAAGATTGTATTTTATGGAGATTGTACTCCGCTATTTAATTATTATATGATTGATATATACGGTTTATCTATTCAAGAAAACAAAAATCTTTCACTATTTATCGGTAGTCTTATCGGTAAAAGTGTACTCATAGATGTTACTTATACCGAAGACGGCAAAACATACGCCGAAAAATGGCAAGTAATATTTAAACAGTATACTAACCCTCAAGCCATAGAGTATATGGATATAAGGAGGGTTGGATATAATGCAATACTACAATGTATTGTAAATAAAGTAGCCTCTCAAGAGGTTACAACAAACGAATAGGAGGAAATAATATGAATTGGTTTGTTAATAATAGAGAAGTCATTAAAGGATTATCTATTAACACAGGAACTAGCACTACACCTACCTTTACGGCTATGTGTACTACTAGTGAGGTTGGTCTTACAACCGACCTCGAAGAAAAAGACTTCTACGTATTTTGCGACGCAATTAAAAGAAGTTTAATTACTGGTGCTAAGTTATCTATTGACTGTACCGTTAAAATTGATATGAATAATCAAGCCATAGTACAAACTTTAGGCAACATTCACGATTTAATTGAAAATGGAACAGTAGCACAATTTAACAATATCTTAGTACAATTCGAGTTGTTAGAATCAGTACAAGACAATGTGTTAACTTACAAAAAGTATCAAGTTCCAGTCGTAATGAAGTTTAGCGACCTTGGAGGAAATGCCGAGGACGAGGGAGAGTATTCTCTTGAACTAGTTATCAATGGAAAAGGTACAGTTGTAACAGGTGCCTAAAGACTTAGGGGTAGGGGATAACGCCCTTACCCCATTTTTATTATAATTTTAAAAGATAGGAGGTGGAATTATGAAAGGTGGAGAAGTCATATTCGACTTTAAGGGAGACGATAGCGATTTAGATAAAAAGACCAGTACCTTAGGTAGCAAAATGGGAAATGTAGCCAAAGGAATCGGTCAAGCGTTTTTAACTGGTACCGCCGTTGCGGGGACCGCTCTAATAGGTTTAATCGGTAAATCCGTACAAATGGCGGGAGAACTAGAGCAAAATCTAGGAGGTAGCGAGGCAGTATTTAAAGAGTTTGCCGAAACAGTACAAACAGTAGGGTCAAAAGCATTCGAAACTATGGGTCTATCACAAAGTGAATTTTTAGCCACCGCCAATAAAATGGGGGCCTTAATGCAAGGTAGTGGAATCAGTATAGAGCAGTCTATGGATTTATCGACTAAGGCTATGCAAAGAGCGTCGGACGTTGCTTCAATTATGGGGATTGACGTTGATACCGCTATGGAATCTATTGCGGGGGCGGCAAAAGGTAACTTTACTATGATGGATAACCTGGGTGTTGCAATGAATGCAACATCAATCGAGGCTTACGCATTAAGTAAAGGTATTAAAACTACTTACAACGAAATGGACCAGGCTCAAAAAATAAGTCTAGCAATGGAGATGTTCCTAGAAAAGACCGCATACGCCGAGGGTAACTATGCTAAGGAAAACGAGACTTTCGCGGGGTCATTGCAAACATTAAAAGGTGCTTTTGCTAACTTTATGAGTGGTAGTGGAAATATCGAAGATGTAACAAATGCAGTTGTTAGATTCGGTAAAATACTAGTTGATTCAATTAGTAAAATGGCTCCTAGCATAGTTAATGGAATCGTTGACTTAGTAAATGCTATAATACCTCAAATACCAGGTATTATTGAGACGTTACTACCAGTTGTACTACAAGGAGCAATGAGTTTAATTACAGGACTTATAAACGCGATACCAACACTTGTAACTATGTTAGGTCAGATGTTACCTACGATACTACAAGCACTAATTACGGGTCTTATACAAATAGTTAACTCACTCGCTACAATGCTACCTACTTTGATACCTGTAATAATTCAAGCGATATTAAGCCTTATACCCGTATTGCTTAATAACCTCCCACTTTTCATAAATGCAGGAATCCAACTGATTATTGGACTGGCAAACGGTTTGGTAAACGCGATACCTGTCATAATTGATATGTTGCCTCAAATAATAGAGAGCCTTATCAACGGTTTAATGGGAGCGTTGCCACAACTTATATTGTTAGGTCCTACGCTACTTGTTGGACTGGCAAAGGGGCTAATAAAAGCCATACCTAGCCTTATCTCAATAACTCCGAAAATATGGCAAGGTTTAATCAATGGTATTAAATCGGGTCTAGGTAATTTTACTAAAATCGGAGGCGACCTTATTAAAGGACTGTGGAACGGAATCAACGATACCATAGGTTGGGTAATAGGTAAAATTAAAGGTATGGGTACTAGTATAATGAAAGCCGTTAAAGGATTGTTTGGTATTCATAGTCCAAGTACCGAGTTCGCTTGGGTTGGTCGTATGAATATGGAGGGTCTAGTTGTCGGTATGGAAGATATGGAAGACGACGTACAGGGAACTTTTGACAGTATGTTTGATTTATCTCCAAGTTTATATGGAAGTGCTAGTACTAATTTAAGTCCTAATGTAAATGTGGTAGTTAATAATAATATGAATCAAGACCCACTAGGACAAATGGTAGACGATATTAAAACGTTTAGCGGTGGGGCTAAAAATGACTACAATTATGGAGCGGGAGTGTGATAAATTATGATTCAAATGTATATAAATGACGAGGAAGTGGTTAGCAACAAAGACTTTACAATAGTCGAGGAAATGCTAGCCACATCTTCCACTATTTTAAATAACTGTTATCCTAAGACTTGGGAAGAGGACCACGACTACGTAAGTAGATTCTACTATCCTAAAGACTACTCACTTTGTAAGATATTAAAGAATAATTCCTTAATATTCGCGGGGTGTGTAAAAAACAGTGGTAACATAAGTTTAAGACCTCAAGACCCCAAATATTGTGCTTTACAGATACTTAATTTTAAGACTTTCTTATCAGAGGGAGAGACTTTAGACTTTGTTATTAGTAATAAAACAATAAACGAGGCTATCGAAATGGTAGTTAATGCTATAAGCGATTATGGAGTTGTTCTAGGCAATATAAATATATTAAATGGAAACGACGTTATAGGTGCTTATTCTACACTTAACAAGACGGCTTATGATGTATTTCAATATTTATCAGATATATCGCAGAGTCGTTGGACTACAAGGACAATAGACGTAAATACCATAGCCGTAGACTTCTACGACCCTAGTCTTATGCCTAGAGGTGTAAATATAGACTATACGGACGAATGGTTTGAGGATAATGTTATAAGTGGGTTATCATTCTCGTATGGGACAAGAGATTATCGTAACAAACAAGTTATGTTGTCAAAAGAAGTTTACGCAGACATTGACTATAACGAAACGTTAATCGCCAATGGTTTCGATAGGACCTTTTCAACAATAAACTCTATCGGTGTAATGAAAAGTATTGTAATAAATGGAGAAAGTTTAAGTTTTGCTACCAATAGTGATAAAGAAATCGGTATACAAGCAGACTTTTACTATACTCCTGGTACTAATCAAATTCAACAAAACGAAAGTAATAACATTGTTGAGGGTGGTACTCAAATAATCGTATCTTATACGCCTTTAGTACAAGGTAGACAAATTGTTTATAATTATGACGAGGTTAATAGAATCACGAATCAATTAGATAGAAAAGGTGTTATTGCACGTTATGAAGACCGTAACGACGTATTATCTAGCGACGAATTACGTAAAGTAGGACAATCATATATTAAATATAAAGGTACCGCAGAGATTAAACTCAATGTAGTATCTCAAGTTAATCTATGGGAAGTAGGACAAATAGTTTACTTTGACGCTCCTATTGATGAGTTGAAACAAGATTATATGGTAAAAAAGAAATCTACACAGATAATAGCAAGTGTAGAAAACGTCTTTTATACTTATGAATTATCAAGTAATTTCAATAGTGAATCGGCTATCAATTATTTCGATAATCAACGTAGTAAGACTACTGGTAATATATCAAGCGGAGAATTTATTACTAGAAATATAGATATAGAAAGTTCGGCTATGATTATATTTAAAAACTTAAATATAACAGAGGAGCCAATCATAGGAGATAATATCCTAGATAGTACCCTTAATAGTCCGTTAACAAAATAGGAGGGATAATATGACGCAAGAATTTAAAAATAATATACTTAAATACCTTACGGGTCAATTAGATATAGAAACTAGTAGTAATGTACCACAAATAAATCAAATAATAGAAGTCGAGAATGATTTAGATACATTTATAAGACAGTATTATCCTGGTCTATCTACTATATGGTCTATTAATCAATTAATTAGTCGTGGAGATTATATAATTGCTTGGATAAGTGATTATAATAACAATATAAGCGACCCTAATTATGGTAAGTGGAAAAAGTCTCTAATAGTTGTTATGGATAGAAATTATACACCACTACATTATATTGATACTTATAGTAGTGGAACTCCACTAGGTAACCTGTCTAGGGTAAATAGCGAAGATAACGGAACTGGAAATATTATAGGGGTCGAGATTGTTTTTGATAGTAACGGTAATGTTGTTAATAGACGTATATCTATGATTAATGACTTTACACTTACAAATTTCGAAGTAAAGCTACTTAATTCTTTTAATATTCCACAATATAACGGTTATACTCTTAATATTTCGCAAATAACTAAAAATCCTAATGCAGGTAAATACTTCTTGATTTATTCTTATAATAATACAAGCGGTACAGACTTCGGAGGTGCGTTAGAGTTCGTTAATAATGTAGGAACTGAGAACGAATGGAATTTTTATCCTTATACAGGTAGTCGTAATATAAATTGGTACGGATTTATGAGAGGTACTCCTAACTGGAATAACGATATACTAGGATTTAGAATATTTGTGGATTATGATATTACAATGGACGCTAGAGGTAATACTACGGCGTTTGCGGTGTTAAAAGAATCCGTTGTCAATGATGTTAGGTCAACGATAGAAGAGAGGACTATTAGTCTTCCACTTACTTGTAAGAATGTAGGGCAGATGTTAGGTTTAGAGGTTATGGGTAATTATGCCTTAGTTGATACAACAACTACGCTATCTACACAATCTACATCTAAGTATGTAATTCAATTTAATATGAATGACGGTTCTTATAAAATCAGATATTCTAAAGAAAATTATCCAGGTTCTACCCTACCAGGAACAGGAAACTATACCGCAAGTTATGATGATATAGATTTACTTAGTATCAACGGACAATTTTATTTCTTTAGGCATTATGTATATTACAGGGAAGAAAATTTTCAAACAGTAGAATACTACGATAATAAATTGTATCTAGACCAAATATTTAATGATAATGTTTATGAATTCGATATAAAAGACTTCGACCAACAATCCGCAAATAACTATAATATCTATAAAAGTAATACTTATAATTTATGGGAGTTTGGAGTTATTTTACCTACTTATGTGATTAAAATAAAACAGATATTTAATCAGTTGAATTATAATGGTTTACCTTATACCAATATTAACGCTATGGTTCCTAATAGTGCTACTATATTAGATAATAGCGGGGTTGTAATTTTTGCTAGAAATCTATATAATAAAATTGTAAATAATAATATGACACAATCGACGGTCGAAATACCTAATAATTTTCTTAATGATGTATCTATTACTTATGAGAATCTACTAGGAGAGACAAATAAGGTTTTAAATGCAAGTAATGTAAATATAACTACTAATATATACGAGGCATTGTTAATAAACTGGTATAACACCTTAACAATGAAAAATAGTAATAATCCTCAAAATGAAATAATAAATCAAGCAGGAGCGACGAGGCTTAATCAAAGTATTAGTGAAAATACAGACTACACGGACGCTCAAATTACAAAAGCGGTAGTTAATTATACTGATAATACTACAAAGATTATACCTATAACTTTTGAATTATCTATTAATGCAATGATAACTAATTTTTCATTATTAGTAGATAAAGAAATATCAAATATAGAACTTACTAGCGACGACGAGAATACTGTCTATAATACCATAACAGGAACTTTCGAGGTAGGAAAATACTATAAAATATCTCAAGAGGTAACAATAGACGGATTTAGTACAGATTCAAATATATTGACTATAAACGACGAGGAATTGTTAGTTAACGGTCAATATATACAAATAGTAGAGGGAGGCTAATAATATGGCAAAAAATCTAATAGATAGTACAGACATTGTTAGAAACATTACAACTGATAATGTTAGTTTAATGCTTAGTGATGAAGTTAACGCAAAATTTAATAATGCTATACCGTTTGTTTTAAAGATAAATAGAGCGGGTTTAAATGTTGATATAACTAACGGGTCAATGTTAAACTTACTTACTCTAGTAAGTTTAAGTGATGTTGTTAATGATATAACAATACCTAAAAGTAGTTATGATTTAACAAATGGCGTTTTAAAAATGCCTTCATTAAATCAATATGTAGACTATCTTATAACAGTAACCTTAACAGGTACTATCGCAGGTCCAGTCAGTACCGCAAGAGAGTTTAAAATAAGTTTGGCTAGGGGAGATAATACAGTACTTAGAGAGCAAGCAATAATCAAAGTTGCAGATAATACATTATCCGCTAGAAGTGTGAATATTTCGACTTTTGCAAACTTATTATCAGACCTATTTATTACAATGGGTATAAAATTAAATTTAATCAATGATTCAGGACAAACGATTAACTTAACAGGTGTTGAAATCATAATTAAAGGTGTAAGATAGGAGGTAAATTATGGAAAAAATAAATTATACTGATAAAGTAGCATTGAATGAAAATCCAAGTGTTGACGATATTAACAAAGTTAAAGCCGACGATATGAACGAAATTAAAGAAGTAGTAAATACTAACTCGGACGGTGTAGGAGATTTAACACAATTACCTACAACCAATAAAACAAGTATTGTTAATGCAATTAAAGAATTATATAGCCAAATAGTAGGTACTACATTATGGACTAATCCTAATCCCGACGCCAATTTTGGAGCCCAAACAATAAATGTGCCTAATCTTTCTCAATATACAGAAATAGAAGTATTTTATTGGAATTGGAACAATACAGATTACAAAGCTTATCAGAGTGAGAAAGTTCCAGTTGCAAATAATAATGCTATAAGTTTAAGTTATACGATTATGTTAAATGACGGGACCGCTCTTACTACCGCTCATGCAGGAGGGCGTATAGGAACTATGAATACAACTAACAACACTATTTCTTGGAGAATTAATGCAGGGTGCGTGATAAGTCCGTTTAATGGAACTGCTGACCAATCTTGGGGAGTACCTGTTAAAATTGTAGGATATAAAACGCCAATTTTATAGGAGGTTATTTATGTGTAAGTTAGATAGTGATTGCGAATTAAAGAAAACAGTCGATAATATGGCTAAAGATGTAACCGACCTCAGAAAAGACCTAGAAGGACTATCTAAACTTGTTTATAATCATAATGATACGTTAATAAAGATTGATACGAGAATAGAGGACGGGGTAAGTAAAGGCGTTGAGAAAGCCTTAAAAGGGCTTGATAAAAGAGTTAGTCAAACAGTAGACCAAACTCTTAAAGATAACAGACTTAAAGAACTAGAAGAACAAGTCGCAAGGAGGAAAGGATTTATGGACCACGGAATTAAAAGCCTAATTGGTTGGGCGGTAATTGGTGTAGCAGGTGTTATCTTAATTATTATGTTAGGATATACGGCTAATAATAATACTGATCTAACAAATGAACTTGCAAAAATACAAACTCAACTGGACGAGCAATCTAATACAATTACAGGTCAAAAAGATTTAATCAAAGAATACGAAAGTATTATACTTGATTTAAAAGAAAAAGTGGATAAGTAGGGAGGTGTAATCAATGGAAGAAATTAAAAAAGTTATGGATTCGAACTTAGAAGAAAAAGAAAAGTTAGCCCATATCGACGTTATTGTAAACGAAGTGGAAGAAAGAGAAGTTAGTACAGTTAAGGCTAGTGCAAGTTGTCCGCCACACGTTTGGAATAAAGCAGTAATACCTTATAGATGTATTTACTGTGGACTAACTCCAGGACAAGTATAAGGAGGGATATTATGAATAAAATTAACTGGAAAATAAGATTTAAAAATCCCGTTTTTATCGCTCAAATCATTATGGCAATTTTATTGCCTATACTAGCATATTTTGGTATGAACGCGGAAGATTTAACAAGTTGGGGTAAACTTGGTAATATATTGTTAAGTGCTATTTCTAATCCTTATGTTGTAGGTCTTGTTATTGTATCTTTATGGAATGCAATAAACGACCCTACAACAACAGGTATAACAGATAGTACAAACGCATTAAATTACGAAAAACCTAATAATAATTAAGGAGGGATATTATGATAAAAGGTTTAGATATTTCAACATATCAAGCAGGAATCAATCTAGACGCAGTTGTCAACGCAGGTTACAAGTTTTTAATCTTAAGAGCGGGGTTTACAGGTTGGGGAACTGGAGTGTCTTACAACAAAGATAATCAATTCGAAACTTTCTATAATCAAGCAAAAGCAAGAGGCTTAGGAGTTGGTACTTATTGGTATAGTTGTGCCGATAATTATCAAAAAGGTGTAAATGAGGCTAATTGGATGTATGAAAATTGTTTAAAGGGTAAACAATTCGATTATCCTATCTATATCGATGTAGAAGAACCTCGTTGGCAAACTGGAAAGAAAGACGGAGTTACTCAAGCAATTAAAGGATTCTGTGAAACTTTAGAATCAAAAGGATATTATGCAGGTATCTACGCTAGTGATATTAGCGGATTCAAGGATAAAATGAATGTTAATCAACTAGGGGATTATGATAAGTGGGTAGCACGTTATGGCTCTAAACCAACGTATGTTACAAGTTACGGTATGTGGCAATCTTCCTCAACTGGAAGAATTAACGGCTACAATGGTAACTTAGACACTAACGAGGCTTATAAAGATTATCCTAATATTATTAAAAATGCAGGGTTAAACGGATATACTAAAGGTAGTGGAGAAACTCCTACTACTCCTACAAATCCAGTAACACCAGGAAAGACGGCACAAGAAGTCGCTCAAGAGATAGTTAATGGTGTAGGTGGTTGGGGTAATTACCCAGAGCGTAAACAACGTTTAGAGGCTCAAGGCTTTAGTTATGAGGCAGTACAAGGACTAGTTAATCAACTAATGGGTGTAAATACATCTAACACAGTTACATATACGGTTAAAAGTGGAGACACCTTAAGCGGTATTGCTAGTAAATATGGAACTACTTATCAAAAAATCGCTAAAGACAATGGTATTGCTAACCCTAACCTTATCCACCCAGGACAAGTGTTAAAAATAATTAAATAATATTAAAAGAGACTTAAAATAGTCTCTTTTTTATTGATAAATTAAATAAGTCATACTTTTCTATTGTTTCGATAGCGTCTAACATTTCTTGGGAAGTACATAGTCCTTTTTTATAATGGTCTATTATAGTTTTATATTTTCTATTGAATCTACGAAATATACTAGGATAATTTACTAGTGTCTTTTTTTTCTCCTGGTTTAATTTATCAGTCCAGTAATCAAACTCTTTTTTGTCTATAAGAGCCTCTCCTAAGTAGATATATAGATATATTTCGTCTTCGGTCATATATCCTTTATCAAAACTTATAAATAACTCCTTGTATTTTTTCTCGATATTTTTCATTGTTTATCAATTCCTTTCTAATACATCTTATGCCTTTTTATAAGAAAGTTTACACTTTTGTTAAAAAAGTTATTTTAGGTATTGACATAGTCTCCAATAGGAGTATAATAGGTAGTGTAAGGAGGAGAAAGAATGAAAAAAAGAAGACTAAAAAAATCAGTTAAAATTGGAGCAATCAAGTTACTAATAACTATCATAGTTTTAGTTGCAAGTGTAATCTTATACTTAAATGTAGGAAATTGGGGTCAATTAGCCCAATCTAGCCACTTTTACGAGTATGTTACTATATTGGTATGGGTTTGGTTGTTCTTCGGTCCTATGAGTGTTTTAACGCTATTATGGGGGGAGGTGTAAAAATGAAAGAAAAAGTTAATAAAACTTTAAAGTCTCTTAAACAATTCCCAAGTATTACAAAGAAACAAATTAAAATAAATGTATTAGAGAACGAAGTAGCAACCTTGGAATCAATTATCAAGGAAGACCTCTATAAAGAGTTTATGAGAAAAATGGGAGAGCCTTTAGAATGTGAAAGATTAAGAAAAGAAAATCAGAAACTTAGAAAGCAAGTAAAGACACTAAAAGATATTATAAAGGAGGGAAAATAGTGTATAAGTGTGTAGAGTGCGAATCGGTATTCGAGGAGCCATTAAAAGAAAGTGAAGATTGTACGCCAGGTGGTGCGTTTGAGGGAGGTAGTTTTATAAGACATTATACTGTATGTCCTAATTGTCAAAGTGAGGGATATTTAGAGGCTAAAGAGTGTGATTGTTGCGGAGAATATTTCTTTGAGGAAGAACTAACAAACACCGAGGGAATGGTTAACGGGGGTGTAGGATATGCTTGTCCTGGTTGTTTAGAGGACGGTTGTTATTATTATAATTGTGATATGTCTATAATGACTAACAAAAAGTTAAACTCTTACGAAAGAGAAAAAATAGCCCAAAATATAAGATACGTTGTAAGTGATTATGACAAAGATATTAAAAAATTAAGAGCCATTGAGGATATGTATTCTAGTGGTGTAGTTGATTTAGAAAAATTACATAATTTAGTAGTTAATAACGAATATCCAACAGATAAGGAGTGATAATATGGATAGAAATAAAGACCATAGCGTAGACGCTATGAGATATGTAGTGTATACAATGTTAAATACAAATAAAAAAAGGAAAAGAAAACAAAAGTTAAAAAGGATAGCACTAATATTAGTTATAATAGGAGCGGTAATGATTGTTATAGGTAGTATTATGCTATTAGTAGAAAACAATCAATTAAAAAGTAAATTAGTAGAAGTAGAAACCGACAACAGAAGTCTATCAGAACTTAATAGTCAGTTGTTTAGTGATAATGCAGAGTTAAGATTCGAAAATGACGCACTATGGGAAGTATATTACATCAATGTAAGCGACTATGAGGGGGAATATGAGTACTATGAGTAATTTAAAACTATATGAAAAACAAAAACACACGATATACGAGATACAAAAGGCAATAGGAGTGTCTAAAGATACATTATATCGTTATGCCAGGGGAAAGCGAAACGTTGAAAATATGCCTACTAAAATGGTTATAGATATAGCATACTTTGAAAAGATAGAAGTTAATACATTGTTTAGAGCAATGAAAGACTATTTAAAGGGTGGTAAGAATGAGTAAACACGAGTTAAGTTGTAGTTGTGATTTATGTAATGATTCTCACAAAGTAATTAACGAAATATTTAAACCTTTTTTAGATAGCGACCCTAAACAATTAAATTATCTTGATACAAGAATGAAACAAGGAGGAACTATCATATCTTTAGACTATTACAAAGTTGACACAATCAATCCGCAAGATTTAAACAGATTATGTATGTACTATGGTTATACTTACGAAATAACAAAAGAAAAAGGGTATAGAGATAATAATTATTATGATGTTATAAACTTTATAAAAATAAGGAAAGGAGATTATATACAATGAAAACATTGATAAATAGATTCAAGATATATAGAAGTAGAAAACAAGAACTAAAAATCATAAATAGCCTTATCAAAGCAACGTGGAATTATAGCGACTATTACAAATTGAATAAAGATAAGACAATCGAAAAGTTAGGCGAATTATTAAAAATGATAGGAGGGCGTTAATATGGACCATAGAGAAGACGCTAGAGAATATTTTAAAATGTGTAATTTAAGTTATGATGTTATCAATATGAACGACTTATACGACCTTATTAAAATATTAAATAGAGATATAGCCGAATCAGATAGCTTTTTGATTATGATAGAGCAACCTATCATAAATGGTAAAAACAAAAATATAATATTTAAAAATGGTAAATTAGTTTTTGCTAGTATTAGAGTTAGAGGAGATTATTTTACAGATAGAGAGGGTATTACATTCAACGACGACGGTTTTATAGGATTCGTAGGTTGGGGAGACGAAACTAGAGCAATGCTTTTTACAAGTGCTTTTAAAGAATGGTGTAATAAACTAATGAAGAAAAAAAGAACTTCGGAGGTAAGAGAAAATGGACTTATATAATCAAATTAACGAATTATGTATATCACTTAATCAATCAGTAAAAGAATTATCTACCACAGGACGAGAATACGCTACCGCATATCAACAATACCGTATGTTACTTGCTAAAGAGTTGTTACGTCTTAAAACGGACGGTATGCCTGTTACAATCGCCTATGACATTGCTAGAGGTAAAGAAGAGGTAGCAACGGCAAAGTTTGAAGAATTAAGCAAAGAGGCACTATATAGAGCCAATTTAGAAAATATCCACTCATTAAAATTACAAATAAAAGTATTAGAAAATCAATACGATAAAGAATGGGGGAATCAATATGACAACTGATAACTTGATTTATGTAGTGGCTATTATGGGATATGTTATATTCGTTCTAATAATGAAATATAGAGAGTTAAGTAATCGTAATAAAGTACTCTATAATAACTATATGCAATGTTTAAGAGCCTTATCAGATACAGACCCTAGCCTAGCGAAATATCTAAAAGAAAGAGGCGATATACAATGATAGGACAAAGTTTTAGGGTAAGACCTGGAGCGGATAGTAGCGAAATAGAGTTTATGGAAAATGAGACTTTAACAAGGCTAGTAGCACGTTTCATAGTAGAAAATAAAGACCAATTATTAAAAAAGACTATCGCGTTTAAAATTAGAAAAGATATTATTAGTTCGCCTTGTGGACCAGGAGAAAGAGATATATCTTACTCTTATTCACTAAAAGATGTAAAAGTAATAACAGAGGAATTAGATACTATTAAAATACCTACAATAGCAAAAACACCTTACGACTTTGGTAGAAAAGTAGGAATAAAAGAACGTATCAAAATATTATTTACAGGTAGATTGTAAATAAAAATATTTACCTATTGACTTGGTGGGTCTAAGTGGTATAATCAATACTAGGAGGAGGTGTGTTATGGAAAAGAAAAATCTAATTGTACGATTTATGAAAAAGATTGACGACAAAAGGAGAATCGTACTACCTAAAGTTATTACAGACCAGGTCAAATCTAAAGAGTTCTATGTAGAACTATATGACGACGGTCATATTGAGTTGATACCAATTAAGATAGGAGAGAAATAATGGCAGATAAAACAAAGTATTATTACTTGAAAATTAAAGAAAACTTTTTCGATAGTGAAGATATGAAACTATTAGAAAGTATGGATAATGGCTATTTATATTCTAATATCTTAATGAAGATGTATCTATTAAGTCTTAAAAATAATGGTAAATTAGTATACAAAGACAAAATACCTTACAACAGTAAGATGTTATCTACTATATTGAATCACAATGTAGACATATTAGATAAGGCTATAAAAGTATTTAAAGAGTTAAACCTTATCGACATTTTAGAAAGTGGAGCAATATTTATGTTAGATATACAAAACTATATAGGTAAATCTAGCGACGAGGCAGACCGTAAGAGAGTTTATAGGAATCAGATAGAAAACGAGAAGTTAAGATTGTTGACAGACAAATGTCAGACAGAAGTCGGACAAATGTCCCAAGAAAAAGAGACAAATGTCCTAAAAAGCGAGGACAAATGTCAGACAGATTGCTCTAATATTAAAGATAGAGATAAAGATATAACTAAAGATAAAGATATAGTTATAAACAAAGACAACAACATAATAGAATATGTCGAGCAAAACTTCGGAAGACTGTTAGCACCTATTGAATATGAAACTATACAAAATTGGTTGTCGTTGTCGTTTGAAAAAGACGAAATTATAGATATTATTAAATATGCTATAAAAATAGCCGTTATGAGTAACAAAAAAACGTTTGCTTATGTCAACGGTATATTAACAAACTGGAATACTTGCAATTATAAAACAATGCAAGATATTAAAGATAATGATTTAAAAAGCAAAGATACTCCTACGGAAATGTCGGAAGAACAAAAACAGTTATTCGAGGAACTAGAAGATTATAACTGGTTAGAAGACGATAGCGAAGACTTGCCATATTAGTATCTTAGTGTTATAATTAAAGTGTGTGATAAGGAAAGTAGATTTAATGAAGTAGGTAAGCCTTATCACACAATAAGCGAAAAAATTACCTATTTCATTAAGTCTATTTTTTGTTATAAGGAGGAAATATGAAAGACGAAAAAGAAAAAGCCTTAATAGTAGTTAAGCAACTACCTATTATCGAGGAACAATTAAAAGGTTTATCCGTAGTGATAGACGAAAAAGTTGCAAACGCCTTATCGTTGGTGGTTAATGACGATACAGTGAAAGAAGTCAAAACTGTAAGAGCAGACCTTAACAAGGACTTTAAAGTATTAGAAGACCAAAGAAAAATGGTTAAAGAGAAAGTATTAAAGCCATATCAAGAGTTTGAAGATATTTACAAGACCTATGTAAGTGAAAAGTTTAAGAAAGCCAATAGCGAGTTGAAAGATAAAATAGACGAGGTAGAGGCAGAACAAAAAAGAATCAAAGCCGAGGAAGTATCAGAGTATTATACAGAGTATGCAGTTAGTCAAGACCTAGAATGGATATGTACTGATTTATATTACAATATGGCTAATATCAATGTTACATTAAGTGCTAGTATGAAGTCTTTAAAAGAACAGGCAAAAGCCTTTATAGACAAAGTCAAAGACGATTTAGCGTTAATAGATACTCAAGAGCATAAGGTAGAGATTCTAGTAGAATATAAGAGAAGTCTAAACGTTTCTAACGCTATTACTACTATTACAGACAGATTCCAAAAAGAAGAGGACGAAAAGAAACGTCTTGAGGAATTAAAAGCACGACAAGAAGAACAAGCAAAAGTAGTAGAAAAGGTAGAGGCGGTAGCAACTCCAGTAATGGCACCAGTTGTAGAAACACCACAAGAAAAGGTTAAACTATACAATATGAGTTTTAAGGTTGTAGGCACACTAGAAGAATTAAAAGGTGTTAAAGAATATTTAGAGAAAGCAGGTGTTAAATATGAACGAATCTAAACAAGAACAAAAAAAGCCAACTCCAGGAATGGAGGTAGCAGTTAAATACAAAATTGACGATAACGAGATTGTACTTACTCCTAGTATCGTACAAAAATATATAGTAGGAGACAACGCGGAATTAACTCCCGTTGAGTTTAAATTTTTTACAGAATTATGTAAAGTACGTAAGTTAAATCCATTCTTAAATGAGGCTTATTTAATTAAGTATGGAACGGCTCCCGCTCAATTAGTAGTAGGTAAAGACGCTATATTAAAACGTGCCGTAAATAATCCAAAATATGACGGTATGGAAAGCGGAGTTATATGTTATAATGAAGATACAGGCGAAGAAATAGAACGCCAAGGGACTTATGTACCAAAAGGGTACGACCTAGTAGGTGGTTGGGCTAAAGTTTATGTCAAAGATAGACAACACCCTAGTTATACAAGTGTTAACTTATCAGAGGTAGCACAAACTAAAAGAGACGGTAGTCTTAATAGTAACTGGGCTAATAAACCCGCTACAATGGTGGAAAAAGTGGCTAAAGTAAGAGCATTAAGAGAGGCTTTCGTTGAAGATTTAGGCGGAATGTATGACGCAGACGAAATGAAAGACAATATCGAGCCAAAAGTACACGGTAGCGATAAAGTAATCATAGAACAAAAAGAGAATACAGAGGCGGTGTATGAGGTAAATGAGGAAACAGGAGAAGTCGACATCAATAAGTTATAATATAATATCCACAGGGTCTAAGGGTAACGCCTTAGTCCTGGAAGATATTATACTTATAGACTGTGGAGTAAGTTTTACTAAACTAAAAGAAGTATACAAAAAAATAAGGTATGTACTACTTACTCATATACATTCAGACCATTTTAACAAAACAACTGTAAGACGCTTAGCCATAGAAAGACCGACACTAAGATTCGGTTGTTGTAAGTGGTTAGTAGACGACCTTATAGCGTGTGGTGTATCTAAGAAGAATATAGATGTATACGAAATTGGTAATAAATATGCCTATGGAAACGATTTAAAGGTAGAGCCTATACTTTTATACCATAACGTAGAACAATGCGGGTACAGGGTGTTTATTAACGGATATAAGACAATCTATATGACTGATACAAATAGTGTTGAGGGTATAAGTGCTAAAAATTATGATTATTATTTCGTAGAGGCAAACTATACCGAGGAAAATATAGAGGAAAGAATCCAGGCAAAAGAAGTGTTAGGAATGTATTGTTATGAAAAAGACGCAATGCTTAATCACTTGTCTAAAGAAAAGTGCGATAGATTCTTACTCGAAAATATGGGCGAAAGTAGTAAATATGAATATATGCACGTCCACATAGAGAATAAAAAGGAGGAAAAAGATGTCTAAAAGGTCTCAATGGTGCGAGTTTGATAAAGATACCAGGAAGTATATTAAAAAGCGTGATAATAACGAGTGTGTTGTATGTCATAGCAAAGGAGCCTTACAGATTATGCACATATTCCTATCAAGAGCCAAAGGCGGTAGGGGTAGTAAAGAAAACGGGTGTCTAGGTTGTGTGAAATGTCATAAAATAATAGACAATCCTTTATTTCAAGAGCAAATATTAAAACAACCCGTATATATCAAAAAGTGTAGTGATTATCTAATCGAAAAAGAGCATATCAAATATGGTAAGGAGTTTATAGATAGTCTAAAGTTTGATAAAGAAAAATATTATAATACTACAATGGGTCAAAGAGACCTAGCCAATATTATGGTTAAAGGACTTGATAAAGGTATTAAAAAAGAGTATGTAACTAGATGTAAAGACTGTGCTTTATTAGTAAAAGATAAAAACAATAGCAATAGTATACCTAGATACTTTTGTAAATATAAAAAGACATTTTTAAATAAGTCTACTAAGGCTTGTGGAAAGTTTAGAGGTAAGTAAATATGGGAATATTAAGAGATACATATATTATAAATAAAACCGATACTAGTAATATATCTTATGAAATGTCTCGTAAAAATGATATAGAAGAAAGCCAAAAGCAAAAAGAATATTAAATGCTAAAGTTAGATATTGGGAAAACAATATCATAAAGAAATAATAGGAGATGATAAATAATGATAAATAGAAATGCTACATTTATTAGAAAAATAAAAATTTGCTTAAATATATTACTACATTATAGTAAGTACAAAAAATTAGTTGGAGAACAAGTTGAAATAATTAAAAATGATGGGTTACCACAATATACTAAATTAATTGGAGAAATTGGCTATGTTTGTAATTTTGAATTTGAAAATTTTGAAAAACCTTTAATAGTTCATTTCCCTAAAACTAAAAAAGAATATTGTTTTGGAATAGATGAATTGAAATTATTTAGGAGGTGTCAGAATGAATATAGAAATTACTGATTTAGATATGATATTGAATTATCTAGAAACGACAAGTTTAGAACCACATGATGATTATTCAAGTGAATTTACATATAAAGACCAAAAAATATTATACAAATATATTAAACAATTACAGCAAGAGAACAAACAACTAAAAGATAATTGGAATGAGTTAAAAGAATGGATAGACAGTGAAATTGAAAATTAAAAGCATACAACACATTGGGAAGTCGAAAGAAAAATGCAACGCCAGGAAGAAAAACAAAAATTAAAAAATATACATAAAACTTATGGTAAAAAGCCAAAAGGTAAATGTCCTAAGTGTAAAAGATATAGTTTGTTTTTCACTAATGAAAAAGGCGAGATATTTTGTGTAAGGTGCGACGAAATGGTCGGAATCAAGGAATAAGTTGTTAAATCGAAAAAACTATACTCCAAATAACACCCCTTTTTATTCTTTTTGAGGTAACTCATTCTTTCATATAAACCTTTTACTATAAAAAACGTAAATAATACGAGTTTGTTATAGTGAGTTTGGTAGTATTTACATTTAATTATGATTGTGGTATATTAAGGTAGTAAAGTGAAAGTAGGCGGTGTGATATGGAAACAATAATAGATGTGATAATAGCAATCGGTTTAACAACAATATTATTATTGTTTAATGTCGGTTGCTATTTTTTACAAATAAGTATTTACGAATTAAGAAAGAATGGAGGCAGTAAATATGGATTATGAATTTACATTTATCAGTACAGACAATTACGAACTAAGATACACGTCTAAAGACGGTGTCAGAAAGGTATTACCATTTAAGCGTACTATTGGTATGAGTAAGAAGTTGCAAGGAATCCAAGCGACAGGAAGACTTAAAATGTATCAAGAGTTAACGGCTCAAGGAATGACTAAAAATGATTTAGTTGTTAAAAAGGTAGCAGACGACGGGTCTATCACTTATGACGAGACCAACTACAAAGAGTTTGAAACTAATTACATCAATATTGCTAGTGCTTTAATTTTGAATGAGGTTATTGAGGAGTGTTTCCACACATCAGTAGCATTATTATTACAAGATTTAGGAGTAGATGTTAACGCTAGTGATAATGGAACTCTTAACAAGATAACATTATTTACTAAGAAGTTTACTTCGGTAATTATAGGTAAAGACGACCCACAGTCGCAATCTCCCAGTATCGACAATCAAGAACAGGTACCAGGAAACACTCCAACGATATAATAAAACGATATTTTGTTTTGCGTATCAAGAGGACCTAGACCAGGCTTACGGCTTTTATTGTGCTAGATATGATAATATCAGTTATGACGAGTTTCTCGACCTAGGATTATTCGAATTTAAAAAGAAATTGTCCTCAATTCCTAAGACAGAACCGTTATTCGATATAATCAAGTCTCGTACTATCAAAATAAGTAAGATAAAAAATAAAGAGGAGCGGAAATATTGGCGAGAAATGAAACGTATACACGAAATACCGCAAATATTCCTATCTAACAAAGAAATTGACACGATATTACGTGGAGCCATAAAAGAAAATAAATTAAAATAGGAGGATTTAGAATTATGGAAAAAGATTTAGTAAAGTTCAATGAAAAGATAGAGTTTTTAAACTCTAAAGATATATGTAGATATATCGACGAGAAAGGTAATCTAATAATGTTACCTTTATCTCAATTATTTTTAAGTTGTGAGTTCTTAGAATTAGAAGAGCCACAATTAAAGATAGCAATATTTCAAGGGGAAGTAGATAAAGCCTTAGAATATGAAAAAGCAACTATCTTACGTAAAAAAGATAAGTTCGAAGTAACTAAAAATGAAAAGGACAAAGGCACTATTGTAGAGACAGAAGTAGAAGTATCTAAAATATGGGTTGTCCGTAATGGTTTGAAGTTAGCAAAGTCATATAACAATATGAACGAGGCTATTAGTTACGTAAAAGACTATAACGATAATCTTATGAAAATCGCTAAGTTAATCGAAGAATAAAAGAAAAGAGGTGTTAATATGGTAGAATATCAAAATCTATTATGTATGCTTAAAGTGTACTATCACAACGTACAGACTTTACATAGACATTTAATCGGTGCTAATTGGTTTGGTAATCACGAAGTACTAGGAGAGTATTACGATAGGCTAGAGGACGACATAGACGAACTAGCAGAGGTTGGACTATCAATCGCAGTAGACGAGCCTACGATACAACAATCACTAGCGAAATATTCAGAGTTAGAAATCAAGAATAGAGATTCTTTAGAGAGTTTCAAGATTCTAAGAGGATATTTCGACGATATAGTGGCACAAGTTAATCGTATTACAGGAGTACCCGCAGACGTAATCAATAAATTACAAGAAATGCAGTTATACTATCGTAAAGAATCAGACTTTAAGTTAGCCCGTGCGACATTACGCGAGGGAGAAGAGTAAAACGAAACGGTAAGATAACATACATCTTACCTTTTTGTCATTTTAGGAGGAGATGGACGCTATGTTTGATAAAAAGGTTAAAATGCTATTACTAGTTATTAACAAAATGGGTATCGAAATGAATTACGAAGTAATAACAAGATATAGTAAGAAGTTCGATTCTATGACTAGCGAATACCACCTCAAGAAATGGAATAAGAGGGAAGTACTAGACGAAAAGACTGGAGATATGATAGAGAAGTATTATTGTGTAGATAAAAAGTTTAATCGTATGGACCAGGTCGTTAAGTACCTTATGGCTATAAGAGAATCAAACAGTAGAGGTGTTGCGTATGAAAAAGACAAAGACACCGTCTAATATTGAAAATGAATTAAAGGAACTTAATCATAAACAAGTATTATTTTGCGAAGAGTACATCAAGACGTTAAATGCTACACAAAGTTATCTAGGTGTTTACAAATGTAAGTATAATACGGCTAGGACAGAGGGTTGTAAACTTCTAGCACAGCCTAACATACAAAAGTATATAGAAGAAAGACTCGCTAATGCTGAGAAAAAGAAGATAGCCGACGCAGACGAGATACTAGAGTTCCTTACTAATACCTTAAGAGGAGAAGTTAAAGACCAGTTAGGTTTTGAAACGAGTGTTAAGGATAGAATCAAAGCGGGAGAACTACTAGCAAAACGTTATAAGTTGTTTGAAGATAAAAAGAATAGTAAAGACAACGGTCCTAAGGTTACACCTAAGATAGCCCTAGAAATAGTAGACCATAGCGATTTAGAGAGCGTCCTATATGAAAATAGAGAATCCAAGGAGGGATAATATGAATTTTGATAAAGAAGTAGCACAATTAGAAAGCGAATCTATAAACGATTATAAGTTTAGATTATTAATTGAATATAGAGAAATTGTCGAAAAGAGAGCTTTGCTAGAGCGTTTTATCAATGAAAATAATAATAAAAATTCTAATGAAATAATGATTAAAAAATTAGATTTAATGAAACGCCAACTAGAAATCTTATATCAATATGAAGAGATAATCGCTACACGCTTAAAATTAGAATTACAATAATCACTACTACCGCTAATAGGTAGTATGCAGGGTATGACAATAGAGGGTATGAGTGATAAAACACTAATATAGATTTATCTATTACCTTAGAAAAGTGAAAATCTAGGCGACTACGCTAGGGTGTTTACTGTTATCCCCTCCCGTAGGACCAAAAGGAACAGTAATGTATAGTATAGACGACGTCAATTACTGTATTATACGTGTAAATGGTAATCGAACTTGTACCTTGCATAGTGCTTATTAGCACAAATATAAAAAGAAAGGTGGTGGAAAAAATGGACGATAAAGTACTAGAAAACGAAATCGAGGCACCAGTAATCGACAATGAATTAGAAGAATCAAAGGACCTAGTCGAAGAAATGGAACAAGCCGACGAAAACGTAGAAGAATCTAGCGACGAAAATACCGAATCAGATACAGACGATTCCAAAGAAAAAGAGGAATCAGACGAGGACGATAAGGGCGAATTAGAAGACGTAGAGGAATCAGACGAGGAAATCGAGCCTATTAACTATGATACTATGCCTTATAATGATTTAAAATCGTTAGCAACAGAAAAAGGACTACAATTTATTAATAATATTAAGAAAGTAGACCTTATCGAAATGTTAAAAGCAAGTGATACAGAGTTACCACCTGTGAATAACAATGAGGATAATACATCTATCCCAGTAGTTACGTTAGATAATAAACCTGTATCGCCAATAGTCGTAGAAAAAGACGACGAGGTAGTACCTCAAGGATTCGTGCAGTTACCTCCTAAAAAAGAAGTAAATAAGCACGGTATTTATAATGGACGTGTTTATAAAACTCTTACTAATGGACGTGGTATGTATGCAGATAATGGCGAAACATTCGACTTATCTATAATCAAATAATCTTAATGTTAGGAGGTGGAAAATATGAGTAAATTAGAGTTTCAAAAGTTAGCAGGAGAAAGATACCGTATCGTTGGAAGTAACAACACTATTGTATCTAAAGAGGAAAGGCTTAAAATTGAAAAAAATGAGTTAGTTTTAGAAGATTTATCCTCTAACGATTGTCAAAAGAAAAATCTTACTAAAAGTAAGAAAATTGATAAGGAGTTAACAGAAATTGCCGACGATAAGTCAATTACAAGTAACGTTATCGAAAAAGCAAAGTAATTTATTAAATGACATTGTAGCCAAAGACGTAAACGAAATCTTTGTCTTAGGGTCCACACAAAGTGGTAAGACGTTCGATATATGCTTAGGTATTATATTATACGCACAGGCTCTATACGAATACGACCCACATAAACAGTATAATGGTGCTATTGTTGGGTGGTCTATTGATACCTTAAAAGGTAATATAGCGGACGTGATAGAGCAAGACCTACAAGCCATGGGTTTAGTTAAAAAAGTAAAGGGAGTGGGAGACTACGACCTTAAGTGGGGTAGTGGAGACGAGAAATTTCTTAAACTCTATAATTTAAAGATTTACTTTTTTGGCTTTAACAATGTACTAGCATTTAATAAAATACTTGGGAAACCACTTATCTTAGAATGGGTGGACGAATCGGCTCGAATCTATACTCAAAAACAATTACAACAACCATTTAACGAGTTACCTGGTAGACAAGTATCTTTCGCTAACCACCCGTTTTTAAAGACTATACATAGTTTTAACGTTGAGGGTAGCGAAAATCACGACTATAAAAAGGATTATTTAGATAAAAAACCATACGCTAAACATTATACATTTTTTCCGTATGATAATCCTGTTTTAAATACTAAGGAGGCTATACAAAAGGTTGTTAATATGTTCCCCCCTGGCTCATTAAGAGAACAAAAGATATATAATCGGTGGTGTGTTGCCGAGGGTAAAGTATTTAGTAATATAAATATATTACATAGCCTTGACGGTTTTGTTATTCGTGAGATAGGCTTAGGTAATGACTATGGTAGTGTAAATCCTACTACATTCGTGCCAATAGCACTATGCTATAATACTAACGCTAAACGGTGGGTACTGATAAGGTTACAATGCTTTTTTCACGACCCTAAAGTGAATGGAGATACACCAACAACCGAATTTTACAGTAAACAATTAAGATTGTTTATGGTATATTTAAAAAAATGTTATCCACACGTACCTATTACAACCAATGTAATAGATAGTGAGGCTAGTCATTTCGATAATAGACTTACTGTGGATAATATACCGCACTCGACCTCTAAAAAAGGTCCTGGAAGTGTTGATACTGGCGTGCAACATCTACAATCACTAATACAAAAAGAATATTATTACATTTTAGAAATGCCTAGTATTACTATGTTTAGAGATAATGGAGAGCCTGTACTAAGTGGAAAAGACGAAAGTCTACTCGAATATGAAAGTTATCAGTATGATTCTATCAAGAGTGTTAGAGAGGGAATTAACTGTTATAAAAAAGAAAACGACCACAGTATAGACGCTAGTAGGTATTTAATTGATGAGTGGAAAGATACGGGACGTTGTCCTGTAGTGTAAAAAGGAGTGTGTTTATGGAAATCAGATGTAAGGCTACTAAGCGATTCTTATTTAATATTGATATAGAGTTATATCATAAAAACTTACAGAAAATGGGTATAGACATCACTACACCACTAATCGTAGAGATACCTTGCCAAAAGTGTAAATTAATAGAGGTATACGAACTATATCCTACTCATTATGTACACGTTAAAAGTTATAAAAAAAAAT